CAGGAAAGTCTAATACACCTTGAATTAAATTTGTAATTTTTTCTTCAATATTAAAATTTTTAATTTGCTCAGACTCTTCATCAAATCCAAACTTACCTAATACCCAAGCTAAACCATTCTTTAATAAATCTAAAGGCGCGCCTAAGAAATCACCAATAAAAGCCGAGATACCAGCAGTAAACTTTTCCCATTCACTACCTTCAGTGTTTTTATAAGCTTCGATGCCATCTAAAAGTGACATAAAAATACCTAATGGCCATAGTAATCTACCCATAAACTTTAAAAACTTACCAGCATCGGCAGCACCTTGTGTGATACCTAAAACACCATCAAGGAAACCAAATAACTTAGCACCAGGTCCAGCAATGTAAGTATCAAATGCAGTTCCTATCGCTCTCATAGGACTCATCAACTTATCAAATGCTGTTGTTAGCTTAGTTACAATTGTAGATCCACCTTCACTAATTTTGGCTGCATTTGCTGTTAAAGCTCCAGCAGATGTTAAACCGAATAATGAAAATACTCTAAGTTTTAGAGCACCCATTGCTTCTTCTACCATTAACGCTGTAGTTTTTACTTCCTTACCAGCAAATTGGCCCTTAGCATTTCTTGCCATTTTTCCTGTTTCGGGATCAATACCAAAACCAGCTAATATTGCTCTAGTTAAGTCTTCTGCAGCTGTTGTAATCTTAGTAACTAGATTTGAACCAATAGCTCTTATTCCACCAGCCTTTGTAGCAGCCTTTACTGTCTCGTCTAAGTCATCGCCTATAGATGTTATAGGTCTAAATACATTTCTTAGTCTTTCGCCTAATTGTTTTATCTGACCTAAAGCAGCAGTTTCCCAACCTCTTAATCCAGCAAGTGAGGCAGTAAGAGCTCCTATCCCAGCTACTAATGAACCCAAGTTGGCCCCAAGAGCACCGAGACCTAATGCTTTAAGAATATCAAAATCTTCACCTGCTTTGATACCCTGTTGATACAAGGTCCCTTGGGGTTTTTTCTCATAAGCAGTTTCTGCTCTATCGAGCCCACCTCGAGTCATTCTAACAAAGTAATCAGCAATTATCTCTAGATGTTCTTCTTGTCTTTTTTCAGATTCTTCTGCGCTTTTCAGTTGCTCTGATATTTCATTAAGAGTAATATTAACTGCCATGTCGCTATCCTTGACTCATTTGTCTTCTTTGTTGCTCTTCTCGTTGCTCTTTCAAATGTTGCATTAATAAGTGCACATAAATTTCCCTCTCCCAGGGCATCATATTTTCAAGCTCAGTTAATGAATATTTATGATGTTGCATCAAAGAAAAGTTCATTTGAAAATAATTCACCAGCGTATCATGGGAGAGGGCTACGAGAAAAAATCCTGCATACCTTGCAAGACTGCTTCGTTTTTTTCTCCACATGCTTCACAATCATATTGTACATCATGTTTTAACTGCGGCATTTGCTGAACAAATGATACAATCTTTTCAAATTGGGCAGATGTTAGACTTTCTACAAATTTAAGAATATCTTCCTTTGCTTCATCTGCAAAATTAATAATTTCATCATCAGTATTCAGTGTATCTAAACAATTAGCAATCATACTATACATTTGTTCTGTTGATGTTTTACCATTTACAGCAGTTTCAATCGATGATGCGTATTTTGGAAATCTCATTGTAATTGCGTATTTGTCATCTAGCTTAATTGTATTATCAATTTTAGGCATATCAACTTTTATATCATCTAATTTGATTTTAATCGGATTCATATGCTCACAGCTTTTACACTTAATTTGAATATCTGACGTTTCACCTACAGACTTTGCCCTGATTTGTGTAAACATGTATTCGACATCAAATGTGGTTAGCTCTTGTGTTTTGACTGGATCAATTACACATGCTTCAATTGTATTTACAATAGAGTTTAAAATCTGCCTTTGATCTTCTGACTCTAAAGCCATTAATAATACTTTTTGTTCTTTTACAAGAAATGGTCTGTACCTAATACTTTTTTGAGTAGATGGTATAATAATTTCATATTTTGGTGATTCATTTAGTCTTGGTAGTGCCATTCATTTCATCCTTACACGAAAAATCTAGATAATAAAGTTCCTAAAAATACATTTAGAATATTGTTGCTATTTGCTGGTTCAGTAAATCCTGACTTCCAGTTTGTATAAGATAGCTGTATGTTTAGTTCAACTAAGCCATCTTGGTCATTATTCAATTGAATTGCGTTCATTGTAGTTGGGAATGCATCGAGTAACTCTACCTCATATACAATATCATCACGAGTAATAGATTCTACATTAAGTTCAAATATTCCAAGCCTTTTATTATATTTTGGAAGACTAATACCTTTTTTTAATTGCTGGATTTTAACTGGAAAACTATAGTCTTTCTTATAACCAATTTCTTTAGTTGTCTGATTAACTGCTAAGTTTTGCCAGGTCTCAATGTATTCTTTAATGCCGTAATCGTTTAATACTTGAAAGGTCATGCTAACATCTTCTGACAAATAGCCATAGGCCATTTTCTTTGTAGTAATTCCGATAGTCCTTTCACGTGTTAAAATCTGCCTACCCGGTAGATTGGCATCTCTGCATAAAAGATTAATCTGTTCCTTAGTCGCACCAGGAAGTGTGGGCAATTCAACACGAAAAATATTACTACGTGCTGCACCGCCTTTATCAGATATTAAACTTTTAAAATCATCTATTGTAGCTAATGCCATTAGATCATTCTCCTAGAATCACTATAAACTTTACTTTTATTGCCCTTTTGAAAGTCGGCTGTCGGCAAGAATGTAGCGATTTCCCATTCGGGTGCAGGAACTCTTGCAAATCTACTTCTCACTTGGTCATTAAGATAGTGTTTGATACAGGGTTTAAAGTACTTCATTCTTGCTGCTCTTTGCAATAAATTATAAGATAATCTAAATCTTGTGGTTTCATCATATTTTTTATTATTTGTAAAATCTAATAACGAATCTAAAAATTTAGCTCTTAGAATTGGTGGTAAGTAATGCAAATTTAAACCAAGGAAACCGCCATCAGCTGGACCTATTACAATTACAAGTGGAAAACTATCATAATATGGTAATTCTTTTTTACCCTTTGGATCGTAGAAAAACATATACATTGAACCAACAATCTCACGATTTGACAGCTCAACGGGTTCTTCTCTCATCAACGCGTTTCTATTGATTCTACGTATATTTTGAACACGTCTACGAAACCAGTCACGAGACTGTTGAGTCCGTGGCGTGATACCAGCTCTAAATGCTTCTAATTCTAGGTTGTTAAATAAGTTACTCATAGCAGTATTTATAACTATTCAAAGGAATATCCAAACTCTTTAATATCGGCTTTAAAGTGTTCAGCTACATCATCTATCCAACGTGGATTTGTATAGTACTTACGATAATCTTTATGCATTGACATATTAGCAGGGAACAGCGGCCTCCAACAATTGTACATATTTTGGATTTGAAGAAAATCTCTGTTTAGATTTTCAAATCTCAAGATGCAGTCTACTTTGTCAAAATATGTTGTTTGTGGTCTATGTACACAACCCCATTTGCCGTGTTCCCATTCTCTATTTGCAAATTCTTCCCAGGTTGTTTTGAGTGGATCTATACCAGTCTTTCCATTACTTGTTTGATACCTACGCACATAATAATGATAAGCACTTACTACTCTATCCCATGGATTTCTTACAACACAGAATGTGAATCCCATATCCATCTGCCTTTGATCTGCATCCATCCATTTTTTAATTCGTTTTTGCGCAGCGTGTTTACCACCGTGCTGATGTTCTAAAAGCCACGACCCATGGGCATTGTTTTCAAGCCAGTGACTAATAGCAACACCTGCGTTTTTAGGAATATGGATAAATGTGCCGGTAGGTTTTGTCATAATAACTGTCATTTTTTAGATTTCTTTTTATAAGGTTTAAGTGGTTTCAAAGGTTTTATTTGCTTAGGATTTATACCCATTTTTTCTAGATGTTTTTCTGTCCATATGACAAAATCCCAGCCTCTGTCCTTAGCATAACTTTCAGCGGCATGCCATTTGTTCTGATTTTTAACATAAGTCATGGCTTCATTAATGTAACGTTTAGATCTGTCAGGTTTTTTAGGAGGCTTAGTTTCTTTTTCTGGTTTTATCTCTACAAGGACTGTTCTGCCATCTTTATATGTAATTTTAAGATCCATAAAATATCTGTGATACTTTTTATCTATATCCCAAAAATATGGTATAACTACTTCTTCTGATGACCAATGCCTAACATTAGGGTTATCATCGCACCATTTAAATGCGTTTCGTTCCCACATCGATCTATAAACTACACTATCGGCATCGCCTTTATACTTACTGCGATGTTTGACTTTGTATTTGCCAGAATAAGCCATAAATACCTTATAAATAATGTTAAGATTTTTTATATTTATTAGGATATAATATGGTGTTAAGACTAAGATATAATGAACCAATCTACAGATATCGTTTTCCTCTTACTGATCAAGATGATTATAAGGGTAAAATTACTTTTACCGCCATAGAAACTAATTATGATAATTTAATTAGTAGAGGCGCTGATCTAATCAACGATTTTGAAAGTAGACAAGAAGAACAGGCTGAATTAGAAGCGTTTGGACCGTTGCGCATTACACGTGCAACACCCCCGATTAAAAAACCGGTTGGAATTGTCCAATTGTTTTTGCCACAATCATTGGCATTTAACGATACACTTGATTATACGAATTCAGAATTAGGCGCTGCTGGCGCTGCAGCCGCTGCAGGAATGCAAAGTGGTAAAGGCTTAGGTCAGCTTGCACAAGAAGCAATAGGTGGATTGTATCAAGATACTAGTTCAATGATTGAAGCCATTAAGAGTGATACATTCGGCCAACCTGCCCAATTAGCTTTATTAAAAACAATTGGTAAAGTAAGTAATTCCGTAAGAGGTGCCGTTGAAGTGAGTACAGGACTCACATTAAATCCTAATACAAGATCATCTTTACGTGGTGTAGCTATTCGTAATTTTACATTTAATTTTAACTTAATTCCTGAAACACGTAAAGAAGCAGAAATGATAAAACTAATTATTCAGTTTTTTAGAGAACAAATGTATCCAGAGGATGTCAATGTTCGTGGTGTTTCGGTTGGTTATAAATTTCCAAATAAGTTTAGAATCAATATGAATTATGATGATAAGCCAGTTGCAACAAAAATTTTAGATTGTTTCTTAGAAAACTTCCAAACAAATTATAACCCTAATAGTATGTCATTTCATGAAGATGGAAATTTTCCTGAAATTAATATATCAATGATGTTTAGAGAAGAAAGAACACTGAGACAAAAAGACATTAAGGAAGGTTTCTAATATGGCTTTTTTTGCTAATTTTCCTAAAATAGATTATAATTTTGGTGATGAAATTCTTCCGTCTAAATTCCAAAATTTGTCTATTTACATTGACCTTATTGATCAGCTGACAGACGATGCTCATTTTTATGAAAATTATACAATTATCGATGGCGAAAGAGCTGATATTTTATCTTACAAACTATATGGCACTACAGATTTGTATTGGACGTTTTATCTATTAAATGAAAAACTAAGAAGCCAAGGTTGGCCATTAACGTTTCAAGAAATATACGAATCTAGATCTTTGTATTATCCGCATAAAGTTTTTAAAACAACCGATACGTTTTTTGATAGAATGTACTTAGGTGATACTGTAATTCAAGGTTCGTTGTCCTCTCCGACTGCTATAGGTTCAGTTGTAAAGAAAGACTATGATACCGGACAATTGTTTATAAAAGTTGAAACAGAACTAAGAAGTATTACGGTTACTAACGGCGGTAGTGGTTATACATCATCTCCAACAATTACAATATTAGATGATCAAGGTAATAGTAACAATTCATCTATTGTAAACGCTACGGCATCTGCAACAATTATTGACGGAGTTGTGACTGCTATTAATGTTATTAAAGGTGGTAGTGGTTATAAAACTGCTCCTACTATACAAATTTCAGAACCACAAGTTATTGACTGGGAAGCTGTAGCTGAGAAAATTGAATTAATGATTAAAGGTAGAAGTGAAGTATATAATACTATTCTTACTACACTGTATCCTACTACTGAAACTAATAATGCAAGCCAATTTGAGGTTTTAAATTATCTTACATGGGAAGAAGCTTTAAAAATTTATACCTATGAAATTGGTAATGAAGTTCCTGCTTATGTTTCTGACGACTATACTGATTTATTGACTGATATATTTAACGGGTTTAAACGTGGTGACATATCTAAAAGGGGTGAGATAACTCAAGATGATGCTAATATTATTCGTTCTTTTGCTATAAATCCTGATAATATAAATCCAGACTATAAACGCCGTATTATTGATGGTTTAAAGAGGCCTATTTTAAATAATGCAGATTCTTATCCTCTATGGGTACCTTATGGTGGCACAGGTACTAAAGCAGTAGGAACGGCTGTGTTATCAAGTTCAAATTTTTCTGCTGGCACCATTGCTAGCCAAAACGGCATTGCAGATTGGAGAAACTTTGATCAATCACTGATACGATCAATAAATGCTTCATCTGTAGTAGATCAATTTAATGCTATTCATCATTATGAAGACAGTAGCGGCAATCATGTTGACATAAATCCTACTATATCTGGCTCAGGTTCATTATATACACCTATAACTTACTTTGATAGATTAGAGTCTCAGAATGAAGATTTAAAAATAATTAAAGTTTTAAAGGAAGACGTCGCTCAACAAATTTATTCAGAATATCAAAGACTGCTAAGAGATAATAATGTCAATTAATAGTGTACTGTCTCCTGAAGATTTTAATTTAAATCAAGTATATATCTCTGCTGATAGATTTTCACGATCTAAAACTATTGATATTACTAATATAACAATTGAATTTAATATATTTGAAAATATTACGCTACCGTATTTAACAGGTTCTATAGGTATTTTAGACGACAACGGATTATTTGATATAGCTGATTTTCAGGGAACTGAAATGTTGACTATTATCGTGTCACTGCCAACACAACCAGATAATGTCATTAAAAAAACATTTATTATGAATAGTGTAGAAAGAAGTGTACAAAACAATGATAGATCAGCAATACTGATTTTTAGTTTAGTTGAGGACGTGCTGTTTTATAATAATGTTCAATCAGTAAGTAAAACTTACAACGGGTCTGGTGAACAGATTATTGAAAAGGTTCTTAACGATAAACTAAATAAAAATCTTTATAAAGATAAAGAAACATTTAAACCATCATACCAAAGCGCTTTTCGAATTATTAGCCCGTATTTAAATCCATTTGAAATTATTAATATGGCATTAAATAAAATGACTACAGAAAACGGTAGTCCATACTTTTTGTATTCTACTTTATATAGTGACGATTTGGTGTTAGCTGATCTAGATACAATTTTAAAAGCTCCGGCTTTTAATAATCTGCCATTTACTTATTCGCAATCAAATTCAAATGATATCTATAATGATCCTACTGTTTCATCAAGATCCATCTATAGTATGAAAATGATAAACCAAGAAGATACAATGATGCTTAGTGAATTAGGTGTTATAAACTCTTACTTTGAAGCTTTTGATATTAGTAATGGAAGTTTTAACAATTCAGAATTTAGTTTAAGTAAATTATATGATAGACTTTTTGCGACTGGCATTATAGATCAAGGGCTAAATAGTGAGTTAGTAGATTATCAATTTATACCTGATCAAACTAAAACAAATGCTAAAGGATTGGGTGACTATAATTCAAGAAGATTTAGTTTAGCAGTTGGCGCAAATACATACCCATATGAATCACAACTAAATAATTGGACATCTGAAAGTGATACATTTAGTTATATACTCAGATTAAACAGTTATGCACTTAAAACATTATTACTTAAAAATCAATTAAAATTATATGTTCCAGGTATGAATTTTACTCGTGGTGATAAAATAACATCAGTCGGCAGAAACATTGACTTGCTTTCATATAAAAATAATGTAAGTACGAACATTGATAGAATGGAACGAGATCACAGAAAGTCTGGTAAATTTATTATGACATCAAAACGTCATATTTTTAACGCAACAGATTTTAAACATAATGTTTCTATTACATGTTCTAGAATATCTAATGAAAGGCCTTCACGTTGAACTTATTCGATTATCCTTTTTATGGGGATCAAATTAGATGGTTCCTTGGTAAAGTTATTAATGCTAATGATCCAGATATGCTCGGCAGAGTTCAAGTGAGAATATCTGGTATTCATAGTAATAACCAAAATGATATTCCTGAATATACTTTACCTTGGGCTTCTGTAATGAATCCAGGTACAGAAGGTGGCACTTCCGGTATTGGTAAAATACCACAGATATTACCAGGAGCAACTGTATTTGGTATCTTTATTGATGGCAAAACGTCACAAGTGCCACTAGTTTTAGGATCACTGAATCAGGTTGAAAAACCTACATCTATTCAAGAAGTTCAATCAAACGTTGACACAAGAAATACCGGTTCGGATGGAACAATTGTAAAAAATGAAGTTTTAAATTATGATGATGACACAATAAATGTTGACGAACGTAGACTTCTTGCAATGATATTTTTTACTGATAATGGTTACAATGCATCTCAAGCTGCGGGTATAGTAGGTAACTTAGAGGCCGAATCTAATTTTGATTCAACGATAGTGTCATCAGTATCAAATGAAAATTCACAAGGGATTGCTCAATGGAATCCTTCAAAGGCTGCTGGAAATAGATTAAATAAATTAAAAATATTTTCTAGAAACATTAATAGAAACTGGAGAGATT